TAAACTGTTTCTGTGGGGTACGAACACCTGCCATGACCGGAGTAGGCAAGCTGATGTCACCATTGCTGACGCAGTCATAGTAGTCTCTGACCCATTGCATACGAGCATCTACTGGATAGCTCTGAAACAAGGTGGCTGCTATCAGCATGTATGCCATCTGTGGGGTTTCAAAAATCTCACCAGTCACACGGTTTTGTACCAGGTACTTACCGCGCCACTGTTCCATGGCCACGTATGTGAAGTTTTCGTCACGTTCGTGCCGGATATGTGCGTCTAACTCGTTCCATTCAGCTTCAGTGTATGCTGCCAATAGTCCAGCATCATAAAATCCTGATCCCACATTGCGTTTGACCAGGGTCAACAGTGGCCAGGGTGCATAACTGTTATAAACTTGCTTACGCAGATGGTAGCAAATTAATCTACCAGCTACGTATTGATAATTGGGCGTTTCTTCTGATATCAGATCGGCAGCAGACTTAATTAAGGTCTCTTGTATATCTGCTGATTTAATTCCATTGTAAAACTGTATATGGCTTTTTATTTCTACTTCGCTAGCACTGACACCAGTAATTCCCTGTGTTGCCCAGAAAACTGCTCGGTGCAATTTTTCTAAGTCTAGATGTTCTCTGTGTCCTGCTCGTTTGGTGACTTGAATCTGTGTCATTGATATCTCTGTGTTATTCTAATTTTAAGTCTTGGCGTGTATAGTGATGCTGCAACTGCATGGTCTTGTTTAGTGATTTAATATTTACTATTTCGTTGTCAAGGAAATTAACAACATATTTACCCTGACCAAATACAGCTAAATGGTAAGTTAGTCTGGAAATGTCGTCTCGATATATGTGTATTTCTGATGCTGCTGAGTCACCATGACTGCTAAGTGACAAAGTATACACTATTCCCAGGCATTTAGCAAGATCACAATAGTAATTGTCAGCCAATAGTGTCCAGGGATCGGGCCATCCAGTGGGCTGATCAGCTTCTAAATAGTAGGGGGTGAAAGGACAATTGGACCAGAAATCTGCCGTGTGGGCGATGGCTTGGTCCAGAGTAAGCGTATCCAGATTTTTTCGAAAGTCACGCCAGCGAGCTATGCGCTCTGAGGCTTTTAATTTCCACATTGATTGAAATACTATTGACCTATACTAGTTACGTTGTATGTAAAGGAAGTGGCAGTGATGGTGGTGTAATTTAAACTCATGTATGTGGAATTTCCACTGATTGACAAAGCCAAATCAGTATCAGCAGTCTGAATAAATTCATCATCCCAACTGACTGTGGAGCCACTGGTGTATCTAACGCCCTTGATGGTACCGCGGCGCTGGGCAGTGCCCTGACTGAAAACATAAGATATTGCCACGTTGTTGGCGCTGAATCCCTGGATGCTACCAGCAGAAGTCAATGACTGTGTATTCAATGACACTACGCCATTTTCCAATGCTGACAGGCGGTCGTCCAATCCTTCAATCAGATTGGTTATCCCCAATACAGAATTCTCAGTGAGAATCTCAGTCAATCCCACAACTGGAGCACCTTCGTCCACAGTGCCATTACCAATATACAACTTGCGAGTGTCAATGCTCCAGCCCAGCTCAGCTGATGCCAATTGTGGTAGATCTTCCTGTAGACCACGTCTATGCTGAATTCTTGAGATTTGTAGAATTGCCATTGCTTAATCCTGTTCTTTTTGTTATTTATGCTTGGACAGGTCGGATCTTGAACAGTTTCTTGGGCAGATGTTCCTGAACGGGCAAATGATAGTGACTGTGCATGAATCCGCACATGTTACAGGATTTTTCTGCTGATCGTTGCCGCACAAACCAGGCATCAATCTGTTCAGGATCGGCATCCGTTCCCAGACTTTCGTAGTCATTATAGTATTGATCCCACTGTTCAGTGTCCTGTAAATTGTATGTTTCCAGAGTCTGATTTAATACACCGCGTGGCGGGCATTTATATAATCTGCCCTGATATAACTGTACATAATTCTTGATATGACAAACATTGTGATTCATATGCATACCCTGTTCATCATTGTAATCGTACCAGGGCTCCAATGTGGCACCATGTCCTTTATAGTGCGGAACAAAATGATCATCATGCTGACGACATACATTCAATAAAACACTACTATAACCACGATCGTCAGTTAAATGCACAAACTTTTTGTGTTCACTGTCCCAGGGAGTGTCTGATTTCCAGTGGAACCGTCTGCCGGGATACACACGGTGATTGACTTCCAGTATGCGTTCTGCCAGCTCTTCGTAATTGCTCTGTACCAGACTATTATAGGGTTCAGCCAGTGTGTGGTGTGTGATGCTGACAAACATCTTGATGGGCTGTGTGAACAGTTCTTCCACATGAGGGAACAGTTTGTCCAGATAATATCCATTGGTGTTTAACCAGATGGGTGTGGGATCACCATCATCACATACTGGCCAGTATTTTCCTGCCAGTCGGAACCAATCCATCAGACGTGGGTGCATGGTGGGTTCACCACCAAACAAATGCAATCGGCCTGGCATGATGCGTTTGCCCCAGAATTCCAGGGCTGCCTCGTCAGGCTCTACTAATCCGTTGACCTCTCGATGATCGCTGAATGTACAGCAACCCTCACAGGCCATCTGGCAACTACGAATGGTCACCAGATCCAAATAATCTACTTTATACATAATGTTTGGTGAGATAATACAGTTCTACCCGCTTGTTCCATTCGTCTGTCCAGTGGGCAAATTCGTCACCTTCCACAACAAATTCCAGGTATTCCGGCGTGGTATACGTCTGATCTTCCAGTAATTTGGGCTGTACTGCCATGAGTATTACCCCAGTACTGATGTCAGTGCCGTGCGTGTCGTTATGGGCCAGGGCGTAAGCGGCCAATTGCAGAAAGTAATCCTCAATCCATTCACGTTTTTTAACCTTGTTACTTTGTTTGAAGTCCAGGATCGCAGACCGGCCTTTCCACACACCCACACAATCGGTGGTGCCGGCATACAATCCACTATAGTAGACAGGAACTTCTGAGCCCCAGAATTCGTCCACATGACATAGACCTTTGAGTATGACTTCTGCTGCCATGAACCAGCTGGGATGAGCATATGGGTTACTGGGCAAGGGTTTCATGTCATCACTCAACACATAGCTTTCCAAGTAACTGTGCATACGTGTTCCGCGATTGGCCGCTTCAGTGGTGATCTGTTGTGCTCGTTCAGCACCCACGTTGTTGCGCCACTTCTGTAATGCGTCCCGGGACTCCTGCGACTTGGTGGCATCCAGAATAGTGGTAACTGATGGTACTCGGCTGCCATCGGGTAGACAATAATGTCGTTTCCCCTCCAGGGTCTCGCGGCTCAGTGGTGCATAGGGATATCGTGATATAATCATTAGAATGGTAGTCCGTTTATTTGTAACAAGCCTGCTTTGGTTCTGAGCCAGGTAGCAGTACTTGATTTTGTTCGTAGTTCGTTGTACAGATCTTGATCAGTCTGATCTAAGATATTATACAGCCTGTCATTGGAGACGTCAAACTGTAATTGAGTTCTGCGATCATAGTCAGCAGTGAATTTCATGAACAATTGCCACAGTCGATCATTATCGGGCCAGGTTTGTAATTCACCAATGGTACTTTGTATGAAGTTAAACAAGTGAATGGTACGGTCGGGGTATTCGGTGAATATTTCATGACCCAGTGCTGAGGTCAGCAACGACGCCAATTCTGGTCTGTACCGTGTTGGCAATGCCTGAATATCCAGATATGATGTGGGCATGGTGATGTTGGTGTTCATGATGCCGAAGTCGATGCCATGAGCATGAAACCAATTCTGCCAATAATCCAGATAATCCTGCAGGTAAAAAATATTTCCCAGACTGAACACCGGGGTCAACAGGTAAGTAAAATTACCGCCATGTGTCTGTCCGAATTCGATCAGGTAATCCAGATTGCCCTCAATCTTGGCAAACTCCACTGGCCATCGTACATACCGATAGTTATAGTCCACACTGTCTATACTGAGCATGAACAGTACCCGATGGAATAGTGTCAATTTCATCAGAGTATTGGCTGGCATGGCACTGAGTGATGTAGTGATGCGAACTTCCAGGCGGTCCTGATAACCTTGTTCTAGACACCAATCCAGTAGTCGGTTGACACCCGGCTGTAACAGGGTCTCACCGCCCATGAGATCAATATGGAAATGCCGGTGTTGTGTTATTTCTCGTTCAATGGCTGTAGTCATCAGTGTCCAGAATTCCGGATCATCGGTCACATCTTGTTCAAAGATGTTGCTGCCCGGCGTGTTGGCCAGATGATGCCAGACTGAACTATCGTATGGGTGACATATACGACATGCTTGCAGACACAGGTTACCAAATTTTACTCTGACACCATAGGAATTCACCGTGCGATTTTTAGCAAACTCTTCCAATCCATGCATGGGCTCGCCGATTATGCGACGAATACGTTCGCTAGTGCCACCAGCTTGTTCTTCAGTAGTACACCTATAACAAGCTGGTGGCAATGTGCCTTGGTCCATGTGTTCTTTTAATCGTAACATGGGATCGGGCTGCGTGTAATCTGGAAAACTGGCATCGGGTTTAAACTCATCCAGATTACAACAACACGTGGCCAATGGTCCACCCTTATTGGGTATGGAACGGCGAATGTCCATCATGGACCAGGGAAAAAGACATAGCCCGGGGTTGTCCCGGGCCCATTGTAACTTGGAATCCAGTTCTTGTTGAAGTCCAGCTGTCATACTGTGAAGCTTTCCCCACATCCGCAACGAGCTGCTTCTTTTGGATTAATAAAATCAAAACCTTCGTTTAGACCTTTACGGACCCAATCCATTTTCATTCCTGCCAGATAGGGCATGTCTTTTGGGTTAACCCAAATACTAACTCCCTGACTAGTGTAGGTATCATAGTCCTGTACTGCGTAAAGTTGATCAACATATTCTAGCTTGTATGCCAATCCACTGCATCCAGTTGTTCGGACACCAATTAGTAAGCCAAGTCCAGTGGGCCTCTGAGCAAGGTTGAATTTGACTTTTTCTGCTGCTGTTTCAGTTAATGTTATCATAATCTTATTTATTTGAGCCCTAGGGACTTTCTAATAGATGTTCCAGATATGCTTGTAATAGATTCGTCAAATGTTTCTTCACCTGATGTATATCCCACACCACGCCCCCAGCCAATGTGTACAATGTTGGGCACTACTTGAATCTCATATTGGCCCTGATACAGAGGATCCAAATCATGACGAATACGTTGCTTGACTTCTTCCAGGCCGAATGGATTACTACCTTGCCAGCCCTGAACGTCACGGATCTGAATGATGACCTGACCAGTGCGTTCCAACAGACGCTCAAATAACGCACGATGTCCTGGATGCCAGGGTTGCCAGCGGCCCAACATCTGTACTGTTTCTTTACGCCAGTCAAAAACTGGACGACGTTTGTTGTTGAGAATATTATCGGCGACAAATACAGACCACTTGCTGGCATTTTTTTCATTAATTCTAAAATCGTATACTTCAGGAGCAATAAATGCTTTATTAGTATCTTCGTAACGTCCCTGCTCGATAGTGTCCATCCAGATGGTCCAGTCGGCTTTGAAGTTGTTACGCATTTCCACCAAGGGTGCCACAAAGTCGCAGATGACATAATCTGCTGTGGAATTTTTCGCCAGCTCATCCATACGCAGACTTTGTCGAATACGCCCTGCTTCAGAAAAGTCCCAGTCATTGAATTTTTTACGAACTTCATCAGCATTGAACCAGTCTACTGTGATACCGAACCCGTCGTTTTTGATATCTGTCAGGTGATTTCTTAGTACTGTTGCCAATGTGGTCTTACCCGAGCCAGGTAGGCCCATGATTAAAATACGCTTTGCCATTATTTTTTCCTTGATTTACGTACTGCTGTTTGAAACTTTAGATCGCTAACATATTCTTTAAAAACTCGACCATCCAAATGATCCAGTTCGTGTAGGAAACATTTGGCATCCAGCTCACTGAATACTGTACTGTGTTCCTGGCCTGATATGTCACGCCATCTGGTGTAGACAAATTTGGGTCTGGCGATAACCAGCTCTACTCCAGGAAAACTCAGGCACCCCTCTCTGTGATCCCACAGATCTTCAGATAACTTTTGTATTTCAGGATTTACCAACACCAACTGTTGACCAGCATACACACCTGCCTGTACATTCATGGCCATGACACGGTATGGTATACCCACTTGGTTAGCAGCCAGACCCAGAGCCTGTTGGCTCATCATGGTGTCAATTAAATCCGGTTCTATATTGCCGACAGGGGGATTACTGAAGTCCCACTGCTGGCATGGCTGTAGTAGAATGGCTTCCGGCCACCTCTTGATTGGTAGTATCATGTTTGTTTCTATAATCCGTTATTGCTGCTTTAATAGCATCTTCTGCAAGGATGCTGCAATGTATTTTAACCGGCGGGAGGGCGAGTTCTTGAGCAATTTGAGTATTTCTAATTGTCGCTGCTTGGTCAAGAGTTTTCCCTTTGACCCATTCAGTAACCAGTGAGCTACTGGCGATTGCGCTACCGCAACCATATGTTTTGAACTTGGCATCTGTTATGATTCCATCAATTACTTTGATTTGTAGTTTCATTACGTCACCACATGCTGGTGCTCCAACCATACCAGTGCCAACATCGTCGTCACCTTTGTCAAAGCTACCTACATTACGAGGATTCTCATAATGATCTAATACTTTATCGCTATACGCCATTTATTCCACCTGTGTCATAAGTTTGTGCAAATATATCTTTTTTTACTACGCCGTAGTCGCCGGGGCCGTGTCGTACAATAACATCTACTCCTGGATCATAGTACAACTTCTCACCCCAGCTGGTGTCAACGCTACCTGAATGATCTGCAAGTTTGGCGATTTTAATAATCTTCTTGGGAGTGCAAATACCATGCCCTTCGTCGTCTTTAAGTTCGGCAAACTTCTCAGGAGGGAACGCATATTTTTCTCCCTTGGGGCCTGTCATAATATACCAACCCTTCTTGTAAGGAACCGGCTTACCTTTACTTTCTTTAGCATCCTTGGGGTCTATATATCCATCCTGTGGTGCGACTTCATATTGTTCTTTAGCAGGATTTTTAAAAGTTTTAAATGATCCTTGTTTGAACCATTCATCGTCGATAGCTGTCTGTTCTGCTTCAGTGACTAGGTCTGAATACTTTCTAAAAAATTCTGGATTCATGAAAGTGCCTTGTTTAAGATTGCGGCATGGTCAAATGCCAGTTGTAGTTGTGGTAGTTGATCAATGGGAATCCAGGTGGCTGCACTGGCATCATCACCTGCTGTGGTTTCTGCTCGGTCAGGTACATGTAATTTATAGGCCCAACTCCAGGTGTGTTCCATTCTGGGATCACGGTAGGGTTCACGGAACTCACCTACTAATTCGGGTGCTGAACTTAACTCTACACCAGTTTCTTCCACCAGCTCACGTAGTGCTGCTCTGATGGGAGTCTCACCTGGATCAATAAATCCTCCGGGCAATGCCCAATGTCCTGCATAGGGATTGTTTTTACGTTTGATCATCAATACTTCAGTGTCAGTGTGTACAACAATATCCACCACCAGAAGTATCACACGATGTGCTACATCACCTTCCAACTCAAATGCATAGTTGTATCCAGGTTTCAATGTGTCTCGAACATTGGGTCCTAAACGAATAGGTTCATGGCCTACTACAGTGGCTACACCATCCTGCACTGATACCAGTTTAAATGGACCTGCAACGGTGGCATTGGCCTCTGTAATTAGGTCTGCAAAACGGCGTAGCAAATTAGATGACATCAGTTGGGCACCAGCACTGTACGAACGCAATTGCAGTTGGCATCAATGATTTCTTCTTGACGATAACCGTAGGGCACTGACACAGGCGGTTGGTATGTGCCATACACCACTGGTGGTGCAGCGTAAATTGGAGGTGAATAATAATATGGGGCAGCAATCACAGCACCAACAATGGCTCCGCCTATAATGGCAGCACCAATGGCACCACCTGACCATCCGCCACCTCGGTGTCCACCGTGATAACTGTGATTATGGCTGTTAACGGTGGCCGAACGACCTGAACTGTATCCACCTCGATAACCATGCTGAGCCACTGCTTGCCCAGCTACCAGTGCCAGCACCACTGTTAAAATAATCTTCTTCATAATAATCTCCAGAAAGGTAAATTATACCGTCTTTATTACAGCTACATATTAACATGAATGTTGAATCCCAAGTGACACTACTGCTAATACAACTACATTATACTGTTAAATGTATTTATTTGTCAAGTTTTGAATCGATGATATTTACTGTGCGATCACTGAGTAAAATCTCATAATGATTGAGTGGGACGTCAATCAACGTCATTTTATCAGCATGATGTCGCATACTCCTATGAGTAACTACACCGTCATTGTGTTCTGAAATAAACGGACTTGTGCCGCGAGTGGTCACAATGTTGGTCCAGGCGCAGGGCAATGCCATACGGTTGGTCTCTCGCATGGGATAATCGTTGGGGCCAATATCACGCATGAGTCTGCTGAATGGCAGGAACCAACGTGCCACGTCAGCCACTTCGCTGCCACCATAGGGAGTACTGATGGTGACTGCTCCGGCAATACGGTTGGTTATTTGCTGTGCCAGATGCATGGCATATATTCCACCCAGACTGTGAGCCACAAAAAATACCCGACGCTCATTACGTAATGTATGGGCCATGTCTCGGAGGTTGTTGACAAAACCATGAGCACTATTATACTCAATGATTAAGTCTGGTTGATGAATTTGTTGACGAATATAGTTGAAGCTTTCTCCAGTGGCGTTGGCGCCATGGATATAGACTATTTTAGTCATGGATTATGTGGTGATTAGTCTCGGGCGCCGGCGGCTCGCTTGGCCATACTGGATACAGTTTTTTCTGGTGCGGTTTTGGTTGCCGTGGCATCGCCAGGCACTTCCATGGCATCGGCACCAAATTGGTCTTCACGGTTTAAGTATACATATTTGACACCGCTGTCATCATCTTTAATGTTGGCAATGAGATTTTTAACAGCGTCATCATTCTGCTGACATGTTTTCAATGATTCAGCATTAAACGCCTCACCACCTGGTGTATTACGCACCAGGTGAATCAGTGCGTCCACACGGATCTTGGGAATCTCTGCATGGTCTGCACTGAAGATGACGTTTTGTAGAACTGTACTCAATATATCAGCACAGTGATTCTCAGCATCGTCTTCCACGAATGCCGAGTAATCAGTGTCAGACTCTCTTATGGCTCGACGTATTTCGCTGTAACGCATTATTTGGCTTTGACAGATGTGGGTTTCTTCTTGCCGCCCTTCTCGTCTTTGCCCAAACGTCCAGCAATGACATCACCACGTGTTACTTTATCGTATGGTTTAGCATTGTTGGCTAAATTGCCGTCGCCTTTCTTCTTGGCTGCTTCACGCAATCCCTGGCCATAATCATGGGTTGGATTGAATGGATCGTCGTCCCCGTGCATTCTTGCATTATCAATTCCGCCTGAAAGCCCCATATAATCTTTTTGCATATGAATTGCTGCTGGTCGAGCCAATGCCTCACTAGCAGAATATTTGGGATTTCTAGACATGAATCTTTTAATGATTTCCTCAACTCGAGACAAGTTGCCTCTCTCGATCAACCGAACAATTTTTAGTCCCTGAGGTGTCCAATCATGAGGCCATATTCCAGCACCTTCCAAATCAGTTAACAGATCCTGCAATGATTCAGTACTTTCACGCAATTGCCTAACTGTACGACGGCGGCTTTCTGACATACCACGGCGCTCACGACCTAATTCATCGTCACCACCAGCGGCGGCATCAACAGCACCAAAGGCGTCACCACCACCGTTGCCTAGTTCATCAGTGGCAGCTGGCATGTCACCACCCATACCACCACCCATACCACCCATGTCCATGGGTTG